TATCATCAAACCGCCCGACACATTTCAGTTCATGGGCGCGCAGGAGCATTATTCCGGATCGTCTGGCAACCGCTATTCTGAACGCAGCCGGGCGCACCTCAGCCTTCATCAGTGGTAAGGCACCGGAAATCAAACCCTCGCCCGGCGGCAACACGCCATCGGGTCCGTCTGCAGATACGTCCGTTCGCACAATCTCCCTGCTGCCGGCAGCCGGAGAGGCTGCTGCGCAGGGCTGGAGCATTAAAGATGGCGGAATTCAGTTGTCAGATGGTGTATTTAAGATCACCAAGCAGAGCAATAAAACCTGGTCCCTGACGCATCCGGTGGATGACGCAATTACCCTGCTGACACAGGGCGGCAGACTGACCTGTAAGTTCCGCCTGTCAGGCGCACTGACCAACAATCAGTTCGGGCTGGGGATTTATCTGTATACGGACGCTCCCGTTCCTGACGGCGTGGCGATGACCGGGACCGGTAACCCGTTCCTGATGTCGTACTTCACCCAGACCACAGACGGCAGAGTGAATCTGATGCATCACAAGAAAGCAGGAAACACAAAGCTGGGCGAGTTCGGCAATTACAGTAACGACTGGCAGACGCTGGAACTGGTGTTCACCGCCGGCAGTGCCACGGTTACTCCGAAACTGAATGGAGTGGCTGGCCCGGCATTCCAGGTCATAAAAGACAGTCTGACACTGGGACTGAATGCGCTGACGCTGACGGATATTACAAAAAATGCAGCGTATGGCGTTGAGATAGAAAGTCTGGTGCTGGAGATAAATGCACCGGCATCATCATAAAAAGTGAGCCAGCCAAATGGAAGGTATCGTTAAACTCACCGGTAGTGTCAGTGGGTCGTCTGAGACGCCTGCATGAGTTATCAGAGCCATCAGTACTTAACTGGTGGCTTTTTTTATTGTTGTCAGCTTCCGGATAACGGGAGACGGGGTATGGACCAGATGGAAAAAATCACAACAGGTGTGTCATACACCACGTCAGCGGTGGGAACGGGATACTGGTTACTGCAGCTGCTGGACAAAGTCTCCCCGTCCCAGTGGGCGGCAATAGGCGTGCTGGGGAGTCTGCTGTTTGGCCTGCTGACATATCTGACTAACCTGTATTTCAAAATCAGAGAGGACCGGCGTAAGGCGGCGCGGGGAGAGTAAAGCGATGAAGAAAAAATACGAACTGGTTGTTAAAGGGATAAATAATTACCCGAATAAGATTACTGTTACTGTGGCACTGGAAATTGGTGGGTATCCGTCACTGTTGTTGCCAGATGTGGCGATTAGTCTTGACCGTACTGAAGATGCCACGCTGGAGTTTTACGAAGCTGAGGCGAAAAAGCAGGCGAAGCAGTTTTTCATGGATGTTGCTGCCGGGTTATGTGAAGGGGATGGTCCGTTGCCGGAAAAGCGCCCCGTAATTTTAGAGGCGCAGGATGTGTTGATAACCTACAGAGGAAAACTACCGGGAATAATTACTGGTTCTCTGAAGACTCCACCGCTGGCCTGAAGACTTAACATATCCAGGGATTTGAAATCGATAAACCCTGATAAATATCCATGAACACAAAAATCAAATACGGCCTGTCGGCTGCCGTTCTGGCGCTGATTGCCGCAGGTGCGCCTGCGCCTGAAATCCTCGACCAGTTTCTGGATGAAAAGGAAGGCAACCACACCACGGCATACCGTGATGGCGCAGGTATCTGGACCATCTGCCGCGGTGCCATCATGGTGGATAGCAAACCTGTCGTCCCGGGCATGAAGTTGTCGAAGGAAAAATGCGACCAGGTTAACGCCATTGAACGTGATAAAGCGCTGGCATGGGTGGAGAAAAACATCAAAGTGCCACTGACCGAACCCCAGAAAGCGGGGATCGCGTCATTCTGTCCGTACAACATTGGTCCCGGTAAATGTTTCCCGTCGACGTTTTACAGACGAATTAATGCAGGTGATCGCAGGGGAGCGTGTGAGGCGATTCGCTGGTGGATTAAGGACGGTGGCAGAGACTGCCGTATTCGCTCAAATAACTGTTACGGTCAGGTATCCCGTCGCGACCAGGAGAGTGCGCTGGCGTGCTGGGGAATTGACAGATAAGCAGAATATTTTGCTGAAAAATGCGGTTTGCTCACACGGACGGATAACACGAAATCCTGAGAACTGACAAAAACTAAGTGAATAAAAGTAAAACCCCCATTTGTTGGCTGCAAGCGGGGTTTTGTGTTTCCTGACTCCGGAAAAGTCAAAGGAGAAAGTGTGTTTGATTTTAGCAAACTGATTCGGGAGATTCGAGTGATGGCTGAAAAATTATCCACCTGGAAGTTCATCCTTATCTGGCTGGTGTTTGTGATTATGGCCTCCGGTTATTTCATCGGTCAGATACGCTGGTGGTGAAATGAACCGCGTACTGTGCGTGGTCATCATTGCCCTGCTGGTGGCCTGTGGTGCGCTTAGTCTGGGGCTGAATCATTACCGTGATAACGCCATAACCTACAAAGAGCAGCGCGATAAAAAAGTCAGTGAGCTGGAGCTGGCAAATGCAACCATTACTGATATGCAGCAGCGCCAGCGTGATGTTGCTGCACTTGATGCCAGATACTCGAGGGAATTAGCCGATGCGAGAGCTGAAAATGAAACTCTTCGCGCTGACGTTGCCGCTGGTCACCGCAGCCTGCGGATCAACGCCACCTGTCCAGGTCCCGTGCGTGAAGCCACCGGCACCGCCCGCGTGGATAATGCAACCGGCCCCCAACTGGCAGACACCGTTACACGGGATTATTTCACCCTCAGAGAGCGGCTGATGACGATGCAGAAGCAACTGGAAGGGGCACAGGACTATATCCGCACTCAGTGTACTAAGCAGGCTTTTTATTATCCGGAGGATGTATGAAGAAATTGCAGGTAACGGTAAAACCTTTTCAGGGAACAATTCCGTTCCGTGTTTTGCAACATGGCCGTGTTCTGCTTGAAGAGGTGTTCAGAGGTAAATGCACTGAATGTTATTCACGAACATATGAAGTGAATGCCACGCATGAAGAATTCACCGTTGAGTGTGTGATGAATACTGATAAATGCCGAATGGTATCCGCTGAATTACAGCCAGTGTGTTGAGCGACCTTATTATCCATGCGCGGTATTGTCGCCGTATTCCTGCATTAACAGAGACCGCAGCCCGACAGGGAGACTCCTCTGCGAGAGTGTGCGGGGATAATCAAAAACGATACACACCGGGGTTTACCGCGTAAACGGAGCGCGGCGTTGTCCCCTCATGGTCGCTGGTCCGGTGCGATGGTGGAAGAAACCGGACGATGTGTTACCTCGCAAACTCTGTTATGTCATGTGTCTGATTTGTGATTTAAGTCGGATAATTGTCATTGCCATTAAGCAGAGGATTGATGACCGACAGGGCTGCATTGTTAGAATAAGACTTATTCTTATCTATGCCGGGAATAAAAATGAAAAGAAATCTTCCGTTAATTATTTTGTTGTCTTCTTTGGTTATGGGCTGTACGCAACATAAAACAGATATGCCTCGACAGTTGGTTAAGGCATTACCACAATATCCGGCCTATGCCGCGGCAAATTATATAAAGGGACGGGTTGATGTGAAGTTTGATATTGGTGCTGATGGTACTGTCACCCGAATTGAGTTTATCCGTTCAGAGCCGCACCATCTGTTTGATGAGCAGGTTGTAAAGGCGATGGCAAAATGGCGATTTGAGAAGGACAAGCCGCGTAAAGGCGTGAAGAAAACATTTATCTTTAGTCCTTCAGCACCCTGATTATTTTATCAGAAGTTAATTATCACTCTGTTGCTATTCAGTACATCCCTGCAGGGTAAAGTCTTGTTTCGCCGGATATGAAGATGAAATATTGTTAGAAGACAGTAGCTACCGGTTCCTGTAACCGAACGTTCATTTCTCGTTATTTTTCATGCTGGCCGGGCGCAGGTGCTTTGCATCTGTTGCCAGCCTTCTCCTGCAGGCTTCAATAACCCATGCCGAAAAATTACCCGATCCCTTACGTTCAAGGGCAATATGGATTTGATTAATCATCTGGTTTGGGAAGCTTTATTTTTTGATGACATTGTGTTTTTCCGTGTTCAGTGCTGCTGATTTGTATTGTCTTAAGATGTCTTTACGTTAAGTTGACACAGATCAATTAATGCATGACTTGGACAAAATTGATTATTTGTCGTGGTTTTATGGTGTACGTGGGATGTGTGATGGTATTTATATAAATGATAATTATTATCATTTATTGGGTCCTTTCCGGCGATCCGGCAGGCTACGGGGCGGCGACCTCGCGGGTTTTCGCTATTTATGAAAATTTTCCGGTTTAAGGCGTTTCCGTTCTTCTTCGTCGTAACTTAATGTTTTTATTTAA